GCCCTTTGGCAAAGTATCTCACCCGATTGATAATGTTGTCGATTGCTGTGCTACCAAAGCAGTCATAAAAGAACAGCCGGTTAGAGCCTAGGGTCTTATCAAAGGCTTCCTTCTTTGATGCCTCAGTCACTTCAGTCTCAGCCAAGTGCAACGGCTTATTGATCGCTAGCGACATCAGAGACAAGGCAGTCCGCTTTACCGACTCTTCCAAGAACATAATCCCGATGTTATCTTTGGTCTCACAGAGCAATTGCCAGATGACCTCACGAATAAACTGCGACTTACCAAGACCTGAGCCAGCAGTGACCACAACCATCTCTTGCTGTCTGATACCGCCTGTCATGTCGTTTAAGCCTGCATAGGGATAATGCGCCTGAGCCTTTGGCAAGGGCTGCATGACTAACTCGAACAACTCAGCACCGGCAACGATGCCATCAGGCACATAGGTCTCTGCTGCCCACCATGCTTTGACAAAGTCCGCAGATTTGTTGTCCTTCAGATAATCGCAGGCATCCTTGTAGGGCTTAGTCATCTTCATAATCTTGACCTTGCTACCGAACAGATCAGCAACGGCTAAGGCTGCTTCCTGCCCAGGTTCATCAGCATCGAATGCCAGGACAATGGTCTCAAAGCTGTCAATGTACTCAAATTGTGCTTGGCAGTCCTTCACAGCCGATTGTGCCCCATTCTTGATGGACACCACAGGATACAGAGACCCCGTCATCTGAAAAGCAGCTAGGGCATCTAATTCGCCCTCACAGATGGTCAAATATTTACCACCTGCAGGGTATCGATTCTGACCGAATAGCAGAGCCTCCTTAATGTTGCCCTGAGACCTGAACTGCTTGTCTGCCACCACCCTGACCTTGAATGCTATCTCGGTGCCTCGGTCATCACAGTAGGGATAATAATGTTCTGTCCCTGATTGTCTGACACCATAGGCTTCACAGGTGGCTTTAGTGATACCTCTCTCAGGTATGCTTAGGAATTGACCGCTAAGGCCTCTAAAAGGCTCTACAACGGGTTTCTGAGTCATGGTGAGTACCTTACCCCTTCCTTGGTCAGCGAAGCCCTCTGAGGGCCTGCTATGGGTTTTACAGTTAAAACAGTATTCTGAGCCGTCAGAGTACACAGCCCTAGCATCAGAGCTGCCACAGCCCTCACAGGCTATGTGTTTGATAAATTTAGACTGAGTTTGCATTGATCCTAACCCTTTCCTCAGCAAGCTGATCCAACACAGCCAGCAAAGCTACACAATTGCCCGATGTAGGCTTAGTGCGCTTCAGAGCCTCGTAGACATCGTTAAGCAGGGTCTCAATATCGGTAGAGCCATGAGCCAATAGGTCTACACAATCAGAAACACAAAACCAATAAATCCTTTCTAAGTCATCATTTTCCATTGACTACCACCTTTCTTAATAGTTACCTATATAGTTAAAGAATTAAAATCTTTATTAAAGTCTTCTTTCAATATAGACTCTTTAATCAATATAGTCTTTAATAGCAAGAATCGTGCCAAGTTACCTATCTCGCCAAGGATCATCATCAAAATCCTCAATGCCTGCTAATGGGTCTAAATCGGCCTCAGTGCCTTCCTCGACCTCATCGGCCTCTGACATCAGGGAAACATTACCAACGGCACAGAGGTCTGTTTTAATCGATTTTAGGCACTGTTTACACATAGAGACATATTCCATAGTGTGAAGTGACCGAATTGTGGTCTCGTAGTCTGTCAATGCTTCGTTACATGACCGGCAGCGCATCTTTTTCCCTTTCCTGCTGTAGCTTGAGCATTTTCTCGTTTTCGGCCTTCACAACATAGTAGGCGAATTCGATCAAGGCATCTTCATCGCCGTACCAGTTCCCCCAGTCGCTATAGTCTAGCCTATCGTCTAGGATCTCCACCACCTCTTCATTAGTCAATAACATAGTGCTTGCTCCCTTTCTTGGATAAAATTAGATACCTTCGATTCTAACACGGCATTGTGCACCGATGCAACGGCAAAGGCATCGAATCCCCCTATATGCCATCGGTAGGGCTCTAATGGTACATGATCGAGCTTCCAATCGTAGACTGTAGCGACAGAGCCATCTTCAAACTCTATAAACCACTCTGCATTGGTCTTATCGCCGACAAATATGCTTGGTGCCCCGAAAGTGCGGCACAGATCCGCATAGGTTGTCGTAATGTAGCCCTTGAGACTGGTTCCGTTTACTTGATCTGACCTGCATTTTTTATGCTTCATTTTAGCCCCTTTGAACAATTCTAAAGTCGTTGATGTCGTAAGCCTCGACCATGTCACCACACAGCACAGCCCCAGCCTGTTCCCGTAAAAACAAGTCTAATTCTTGCTGTGCCTCCTCCATTGAGTCGAAAGTGATCGGGTTTTCTGCGTCATCTGTCCAGCAGTTAACCCACCCATCAAAGAGTGTAAAAGATTCTACCTGATATGTCATTTTATGCCCCTATAAAGTTAATCAAGATCCCATGGCCGGAAAACAATCACTATTGCGACAATCCCCAGCAATAAAGCTGCAAGACTAGCTGCTAGTTCTAACGTCATGATATAACCCCTATTCTAAGGCCAATATTAGCCCCATAGTGCCCCTGCTATAGAGACACTATAGGATAACACTGTACCCATTACTTTACGGCCTTAATAAGCCCGTTTTCCATTGTAACATTGGCGAAAAATTCCCTACCCAATCCTGTCATGTGCGGACGATTAGCCCCAGTCAATACCCCCATTAGTCCGATACTCTTCTCCGAACATACTGGTTTCAATATAGCGCAATGGTTTACCGATATTTTCTTTTAATACTTTTTTGCTTGGATATTTGAATACTAACATTTTAATCCCCTTTTCAGTGTTGATGATACGATACATTGGCGATAGTACGATCCCAGCAAGCTCTGCAGTCTTGGCACTTGTTACCCTGAGACTGTGCTGGGCAGCTATAGCCCTCAGGATTGCCTTTATTGTGCACAGTGCTCGTATGCTCGAAATCCTTAGGCGCTGCAGCGTCAACCATTGCAGCCGATACCCTAACGACTAGGTTAGCTGGGAAAGACTCAAAAGCCCTCAGATACTGATTCACTAAGCCCTTTTCCCGAGTAGGCAGCCAAAAAGACACATTGGGCAATGCCTCTGCAATTTTGACAATGTTAAGCAAGTGTTGAAAGCTCTGAAGATCCCCCGAGTCATGCCAACGAAAATAAGACTCTCCCGATTTTCCTATTAAATAGATCATTGCATCCGGCCATTGCGGATCAGTTAACCCTGCGACTCGTTTAGCATGGGCAGCTTGGACACTTGGGTATTGATAGTTAGCCTTGAGTGCATAACAGCCCTCACAAGTGCTGCCCTTGATTAGGGCTAGCTTTGCGCCTACCTTGCAAAGTGTTGCACTGATCCCGTAGGATAGCCCAGGCATTTTAGAGGGCTTGCCTAAGCTGCCCGTGATCTTGATTGCTGCTGCCTTGCTACTGATTGGCATTGCTATTGATAGTGTTGACATTTTAGGTTCCCTTTCTTGGTTTGTGCCTAAGACTGTCTCTCGACAGTTTCGCCCATTCAGGGCTCGTCAGTTAGGCTTCGGCTCTGCTCTGCCGTAGTGCTTGCAATTCTGCCGCATCTTTGGCTCTAAGTGCAACACGCTTGCGCTCTTCGGCTTGTTTCCGCTTTGCCCATGCTATGGCGTGAGCCTGTGCCTCTTCGTAGGTGTTGAAGTGATGGTAGCGGACAGAGCCATTGCCACAGGAACGGCTCTTAGACATCGCACGCCCTTGTGGGAAGACTGTGATGGTGTAGGTGTAGTCCTTGCTGTCGCAAGCCCACGCAGTAGGCATCTCGTCGGCCTGTAAGCGAATCCGCATGATGCCGTCTTTTTTGTAGGTCTCTATAAACTCGATCATGGTGTAGTCCTTTCAAGGTTAAAAAATCTGTTGTTCATACCTATATACGTGAGAGAATCATACCTGAAAATCCTTAGGGTTACTTAAGTGCTTGATTCTATTGAATTATTGCATTGCATCATTGGCATTAGAGAAAACCCTTAGAGACAGCTGCAAGCCATTCCAGCCTTTTGCACCAATGTTGTGCTGCAACATGGCATGGTTCTTGCCCTGGTCCTAGGATGCACTGAAATGGTGCAACATAGCCACATATGCTGCACTGCACCATTGGCTACACTGCACCATCGAAGTAAGTGCTCACTATTGCTGCACTGCAACATAGGGGGGGGTGGGGTAGTGGCAATGTAGATAATATTGTTGAACCACCATAGCCTCAAAAAGAGCAAAATAGACGCTATTGCCTTATAAGAAAAAGAGCATAAGAATCAATGTCTTATCTGTTTTCCTGCATAGGCAATACAGGTCTATGAAATCAGTGCTGGAATCTGTGCACTGCGAAGGGCTGAGCAGGCATTACACCGTTACATCAGAAAAGTCAATAAAGGACTTGACAAATTAGCAAAAATGTGCTATAGTGCTCTATATTGATAGCACAGAAACAACAAACTACTAGGTTGTGCCTTAAAAAAAACATACATTAACAACTAACCTTAGGTCTTTGTGTTTTCTGTGCTGACCTATATTGGAGGAAACTTGGAAACAAAAGACCAAGATATTGTTCTTGTGTCTTCTTCCACGGATGCATCTTCTTTGCCAACACAGACTGAGGTTTCTGTGTTACCTAAAAGAAACCCAAGAGGTGCAGGTCGTCCGAAGAAGTCTGCCATTGAAGCAAAGAAAAAGAGGGCTGTGTTGGGTCGTCCTCCTGGTGAAGCTGCACGCATAAGGGAATTCCATGCGAGGCTGCTTACCACAAAGGGTGACACAATCATCCAGACGATTATCAATAAGGCATTAGATCCTACTGACAAGGATCAGGCTGCAATGCTTAAGATGTGTGCTGACAGGTTGTTGCCTTTGTCGTATTTTGAAAAGCACGGCTCTGCCAGCAAAGCTGGTATCACAATTAACATCTCTGGTGTCACCGATGCCAAGGTAGAGGCTGATCAGACCATAGATGCAGAAGACGTAGATTATGAATCTGGACATTAAGTTATTACCTTGGCAGCAACAGGTATGGAATGACCAGAGTCGGTTTAAGGTGGTCGCTGCTGGTCGTAGAACTGGAAAGTCTAGGTTAGCTGCATGGATGCTCATAGTTGAGGCACTGCAGGCTGACAGAGGTAATGTGTGGTATGTAGCCCCAACGCAGGGGCAAGCCAGAGACATTATGTGGCTTACACTGTTGGAACTAGGTAACCCCGTTATCGAGTCCAGCCATGTGAACAATATGCAGATTAAGTTGGTCAACGGCGCTGTCATCAGTCTAAAGGGCGCAGACAGACCAGAGACAATGCGTGGTGTCTCATTAAAGTTTGTGGTGCTTGATGAGTACGCAGACATGAAGCCATCAGTGTTTGAGCAGATTCTCAGACCTGCATTGGCAGACTTAAAGGGCAAGGCGCTCTTTATTGGTACACCGATGGGGCGTAACCATTTCTATGAGTTGTACAACTATGGGGACAAGAACGATGATAAAGAATACAAGAGTTGGCACTTTACTAGCTTCGATAACCCACTACTTGACCCAAAAGAAATTGAAGCTGCAAAGAAGTCTATGTCTTCTTTTGCTTTCCGCACAGAATTCATGGCTTCGTTTGAAGCAGCGAGTGGCGGGATTTTTAAAGAAGAGTGGATAAAGATAGACGAAGAAGAGCCTAAGGATGGTCGCTACTTTGTAGCTGTTGACCTTGCTGGCTTTGAAAACGTAGCTGCTGCCACCACAGCAAAGAAGAAAAGGTTAGACCAGTCAGCGATAGCGATAGTCAAGGTTACTGCTGAGGGTTGGTGGGTTGCAGATATAGAGTATGGACGGTGGGACATTAAGCAGACCGCACAGAAGATATTTGATGTGGTCAGGGATTATGAGCCTGTTTGTGTGGGCATCGAAAGAGGCGCACTAAAGAATGCCGTTCTACCTTATCTGTCTGATCTTATGCGTAAGTATAACAGTTACTTTAGGATTGAAGACCTCACACACGGAAACAAGAAAAAGACAGACAGAATCACTTGGTCTTTACAGGGCAGACTAGAGCACGGAAAGATTACCTTCAATGAAGGTCACTGGAATAGTGAGATCATCGATGAACTGATGAACTTCCCTAATGCCCAGGTCCACGATGACTTAATTGATGCCTTGAGTTACATAGACCAGATAGCGATTGCGGAGTACACCTCAGACTATGAGGAAGACGATTATACACCAATGGATGCCGTTTCAGGCTACTAGGAGAGAGCATGGAAGAGCAAGAAAACGAATACAACGGTAAAGAAGCTAAGATCACTGAGTGGGTCTTATCTCGTTGCCTAATGTGGCGCAACCACAGAGATGAGAACTATCTAGAGTCTTGGAAAGAGTATGAGCGTCTATGGCGTGGTATCTGGTCTGGTGAAGACAAGACAAGAGACTCTGAGCGTTCACAACTGGTGACTCCTGCCCTTCAGCAGGCAATCGAGTCCCACACCGCTGAGATCGAAGAGGCTATCTTTGGTCGTGGTGAGAAGTTCTTTGACATCGTTGATGACCAAAAAGATCAGCAGAAGTTAGATGTAGAGCAGATCAAGAACCAGATGTATGAGGACTTTAAGAACCAGAAGGTCCGCAAGTCAGTCTCAGACATTGTCCTCTTAGGCGCTGTCTATGGCACCGGCATCGGTGAGATTACCATCGCAGAGAAGACTGTGCTAAGGCCAGCAATGCGCCCAATCGTAGAGATGGGTGTCTCTGCTATCGGTGTTGAAGAAGTGCCTAAGTTCGTTGTTGGCTTGAAAGCCATCAATCCCAAGAACTTCTTGATTGACCCCACTGCCACCAGCATCGAAGAGGCGATGGGCTGTGCGGTAGAAGAGTATGTGTCACTACACTCTGTCGTTGCTGGTATGGAGTCTGGTGTTTATAAGAAGGTTGATAACCTTGGTCAGGCAGCGGTAGATACTGACATTGAGCCTGTGCAGGAAGACGTTGAGTACCAGCAAGACAAGGTACTGTTACTTCGCTACTATGGCTTGGTGCCTAAGTATCTGATTGAGTCCGGCTCAGATGAAGAGATTGTAGAACTGTTTGCCAAGAAGCAAGAAGAGTTTGGCAACGAAGCAGCAGACTACACAGAGTTGGTAGAAGGCATCGTAGTTATTGCCAATGACCAGCACCTGCTCAAGGCTGAGTTGTCGCCCTACATGATGGAAGACCGTCCCATCGTTGCCTTCCAGAATGACTCTATGCCTAACCGCTTCTGGGGTCGTGGCATCGCTGAGAAGGGCTACAATATGCAAAAGGCTATTGATGCTCAGATCCGTGCCCATTTAGACAGCCTAGCACTAACCACAGTCCCAATGATGGGCATCGATGCTACAAGGCTACCTCGTGGTGCCAAGTTTGAAGTAAGGCCAGGTAAGACCATCCTGACCAACGGCAATCCTGCTGAGATCCTTCAGCCATTTAAGTTCGGCAACACCGATCCTGGCAATCTGCAAATCGCTGGTGAGTTCATGCGGATGATGCTAATGGCTACTGGCACGGTAGATAGTTCGACTATGCCTGCTCCCACCACAGCAGATGGTGCTGGCATGAGTGCTGGCCTCTCAGCCATCATCAAGAAGAATAAGCGTACCTTGGTTAACTTCCAAGAACAGTTCCTTATTCCCTTTGTGAAGAAGGCCGCCTATCGATTTATGCAGTTTGATCCTGAGAACTACCCCGCACAGGACTTCAATTTCATTGCTTCTAGCAATCTAGGCATCATTGCCCGTGAGTATGAGCAGATGCAGTTTATGAATCTACTCAAAACCTTGGGTCCAGATAGCCCTGTAGTGCCAATTGTGCTCAAAGCCATCATCGAAAACAGCGGTTTGAACAACCGTGAGCAGATTATTGCTCAGATGGACCAGATGATGCAGCCCAATCCAGAGGCACAGCAGGCCCAACAGATGGTTCAGCAACTACAAATGCAGAATGCTCAGTTGCAAAACGCCAAACTTGAGTCTGAAGTGCTCCTAAACCAGACAAAAGCACAGGCAGAAGCCGTAGATACCCAGTTGAAACCAGCAGAATTGCAGGCTTCGGTGGCTGCAAGCGCCTCTAAGTATCTTTCAGACGCTAATGACCCCACTGCTGAGTTTGAAAGACGCATCAAGGTCGCTAATCTGGCCTTAAAAGAGAAAGACATCGACACTAAGAAGGAAATTGCTAACCTTCAGGTCGTTGCCGCCCGTCAAAAATAAAAAACTTGACAAAACCGGCAAAAAGTGCTTGACAAATTTATAAAAGTGTGGTAGAATTACAACAATGTTACCAGAATTACAGCAGTATTACGAAGACAGGCTTTCTATGATGACCACCACAGCGTGGTCGCAACTCCTAGAAGACCTATTAGAGATGCGTACCCAGTACGAGAACATCCGCAACTGCGATGCAGTGACCCTAGAGTTTAGAAAAGGACAGGTAGACATTTTAGACTACATCATTGGTCTAAAAGACTTGTCACAACAAACCTACGAGGAACTGCAAAATGGCGAAAAGAATATTTGAATTCCGCTGTGCCAAAGCGCACATAAGCGAAAAGTATGTAGATGAGTCAGTAACAGTCATACAGTGCCCACACTGTACAAATGACGCTACAAGGCTGATCTCTGCTCCTAGAATCTCTTTAGAAGGAATCACAGGAGATTTTCCTTCTGCAAGTAGAGCCTGGGAGAAGCGGCGAGAGTCGCACATGAAATATGAACGTAAAGTTGGTATTTCCGAGGGATAAGAGAACCCCCTCAAACGTAATAAGTGTTCTTTCTTAATGCTGTTGAGGCACGGGAGACAATAGATGGCTAGTTTTATTGAAGAAGGCGTTGAAGAAGTAGATCCTAACGAAGTATTGACCGACATTAGCACATCCGAACCAGAAGCGAAAGCAGAAGAGCCGGTTGTTCAAGAGCAAGTTGAAGATGACGTTCCCGAAAAGTATCGGGGTAAAAGCGCCAAAGAGATTGCTCAGATGCACATGGAAGCCGAGAAGTTAATCGGCAGACAAGGCAGTGAAGTTGGTGAGTTACGGCGTGTTGTGGATGACTTCATCAAGACCCAAACTGCAACAAAACAGCAACTGCAAGCGGAACCTGACGAAGAGGTTGATTTCTTCGCTGATCCTAAACGTGCGGTAGAGAAGGCGATTGAAAACCATCCAAAGATTAGAGAGGCTGAAAAACTCTCCTCTGAGATGGCAGCGGCAAAG